GAAAATAGCGCAGAATCCAAGATGCAAGCTCTTGGAGGATTCGCTGCGGTAGCTTTAGGCCTATGTACGGCAGAGCTACTCACTGGAACTATTGACGTCGCAGGAGGTTCTAAGATTGTAACTGGAACTGGAACTGCATTTACCACCGAGTTAGTAGAAGGCCAGTGGATCAAAGCCGGAGCGGACGGCACAGGCTCTTGGACTAAAATTGAAACCATTGAAGATGATACAACTTTATACCTTACCGAATCTTACAGAGGAACTGACCAAGTAGGCGCAGCACTTAATGCTATAAACTTTGGAGAATTATCTGAAGGTAAGGATAGAGATTATGTATTAAATAGATCTAATGGACAAATAGAATTATTAACTCCTCTAGTAGCTAACCAAAGTTTGACAGCCGGATCAGTTAACACTAGAGCCTTCTCTGATGGATTTGCCGAAACATATGACTTTGACAGCTTAGGTGTAAGTTCCTCTTTAATCATCTGTGTGGATGGAGGATTTAGAGGCCAAGTCACTACCGGAGATGCGGCAGCACCCTACAACGATTTCATTGCAACTGGACTTCAAGATTATGACACAAATCTATTCACTGGATTCTATCTAGAGTGGATCAGCGGTAATAACTTAGGAGAGACTAGTTACGTAAACACTTACGATTCAAATACTGGACAGATTACAACAGTAACAGATTTCACTAATCCTATAGCAGTTACAGACCAATTTGTATTATGCCAAGTAGTTGATTTTGACCATGTGACTGATTTTGGAGACCCAGAAAATGTAACCGCTCAAGAAGTGGCAGACGTAATTAACTCTCAACTATTGGGAGGAAAAGCTGAGGTCTTGGCCGACAACTCTATCCGAGTACGAACTTCCAACTTTGACCTTGATGGATCTTTGCAGATTAAAGGCGGCACAGCTAATACCGTATTAGGTTTAAGCCTAGCTTTAGCTGAGAACCAGCTAACAAACCTAGCATACGCTAAGTCTAGAAATACGGATAGAGCAGGATGGCCTACCCACCTAGGTTACACCATAGGTCCAAATCAAAAACTTATTATGATTTTGGATGAAGATCCAGCTAACAAAACATTTTCAGTAAACCTTTATGTAAATGGTGAGGCTGATGCAGTCGGAGGCGTAAATACTTTTACAGATTCTAGCGTAGGAGCTACGTATACCACTGACGGATATTTCGAAGATTTTTTCATTTTTTGGACGTCAGGCGCAAATGAAGGAAACGTCCAAATGGTAACGGATTACGACGGAACTACTGGCGTATTCACTACTGAAGACGTATTTCCAAGTCCAAACATACTCCCCGCTTCTGGAGATACTTTTGTAATAGTTCCTAGAACTGCCGAGAATGTGGTTAAAACATTAAACGATTTAAACCTCACTACTTTTTCAATTCAAGGTACCGCTGAGGTAACTGGTATATCTGGAGACGACGTACAACTTTCAACTAAAACTCCTGGATCAAATGGTAAAGTTTTTGTAACAGGTGGAACTGCAAATAGAATTGGAATCCCTATCCAAGCAATCCCAGCCGGAGCACCAGTCAGTGACGTTAGTGTTAATTCTATCTCTGGACTTTCAAAAGGACTTTTAACATCACTCACTGCGGACGGGACGGTTACAACTGGAGATGCCTCGGTACCATATGATACCTTCATCGATACTTCCATGATCACAGCATTTCCAGCATATTTTGACGGAATGGAGATCGAGTTTTTAACAGGAGATAATACTGGGCATGCAACTACCATAGCGTCCTATGACAACACAACTGGAGAGATAGTCCTCACTGATGCAGCACTTAATGCCATAGCGGTAGGCGACACTTTTAGAATCTTAACTCCAGCAGTAATAGTAGACATCCAAGGAAGCTCGTCCCCTTATACCGTTGAGCTAAATGATCTAGCCAATTCTCCAATTGACGTTTCGGCATTCACAGCAGAGAGATCATCAGCCATCAGAGATCGTAACGGTTTGGATTTTGAAAACATTCAGATCGAAGGGGTAGACGGATACAAATACTTTACAGGACTTATTCAAAAGGTTCAGTGGACTATCGATGGTCTTGACAGAGATCCACAAAACTTCCCTGGAGTAGGAGCCGCAGGAACTCAATTTGAAGTTCTTCCCCCTGTGTTGGTTAAATTGAAGTTGATTATAAACGCTACTCCTGACGAGGGAGTCAGCCTTAGTTCTGTTAGCGGTCAAATTTCAAATTCAATCTCCGAATACATAAACTCTCTAGGAGTTGGTGAAGATGTAATTCTTTCAGAAATTATATGCGCCGCGCTAGAAGTTAATGGAGTTTCTGACGTAGAGGTTGTTAACTTTGAGGAAAACATTGTAATAGCTGACGGAGAGTTGGCCCGTATTGACTCTCAAGACCTAACTGTGGGATAATGAATAATGGCTAAAGATTCTTTTACTCGTATGGCAAGATCGTTACCTTCGTTTTATAAAGCGGAGGTTAACACTATGATAAGAGGTTTACTCAAATCGTGGGGAGTATCAGATGACGAGATTAAAGTTCAATTAAAAAATACCAAAGATCAACTCTTTGTTACCGAGGCGGCTGGGAATAATCTAGATCGTCTAGGTAGCAACGTTGGAGTAGATCGAGATCCAGCCTTAGGTATTGATGATTCTGACTTTCAGGAACTAATTCCTATTCTTTCATTTTTCCCAAAGCAGGTTCGAAAAACCTTGATATCTTTGTTAGACGTATTTTGGGGACCTGGATTCACTAGACCAAATGTATCCAGTGGGAATATTGAAACTTTTAACTTTGGTCCAGAAGTGTCTTTAACTGGAACTGTGACTTTTAGAAAAGACGATAAAACGATAAAAGGGACTGGGACTAATTTCTTAGCTCAAGTTGAAGTAGGAGATTATATAAAGCCCTCTGCTGCAAACGGATTCACATATCAAAAAGTTTCAGCAGTCATAGACGACACTACCTTAGAGCTATCCCTAGCTTGGGCAGGAGATACTCAAGTTAACGTTAACGCCGAACTTGGACCTGTCAGACAGTTAACTTATATTGCAGATAATAATACTGAAAAAGCTATAAGGTTTATCCCCAATTCTTTTGAAGATCTAAACGCTGTAACCGTTGCTGAGTTAATTGCTTTTATAAACAATAACATCGAGCATAACCAATACAGTACTGCATCTGAATTTATAGATCCAGTATCAGGTTCCAAACTTAATATCAGAACTAATACCGCTGGCCTTTCCGGTTCAATTCAAATAACCGGAGGAGATGCAAACGATCCAACCCGTTTGAACTTTGATCTAATAAGACAAACAGAAACTAGAGTTAAAGTTTTAGAGATTAATCCAAACGAAATTGTTGTTCAGATTCCAAGCTCAGTACCAGTCCTTAGAAGATCTCTTAGAGGGTCTGCGCATCCAAGACAAGACAAGACTATTATCTCCTCAGATAGAGAGGTATTTGATTTCTCAGTTCTAGGAGTGTCATCGGAGCTGGAATTGACAATTGACGGATCTCCGTTTACCGTCACATTTGATCACACAAAATTTAATGATGACACAAAAGTAACTTGTGAAGAGATATCGTTACAGATAAATGAACAGCTTTTATTCTTAGCTGCTGAGACTTCTTCTGTGTTTGACGACATCAAAAGAATATACCTAAGAACTACAGAAGGTAGTAGCGAGTTTCAAATCACAGGGGGAGATGCAAATTCTATCTTAAACTTCCCAACTACTCTGAACCAAGATCCAGACCTCATTGATGAAGACTTTCCCTCGTCTTACATATTCGATCCCACAGGACAATTGTTCACAGTTACTGGTATAAGCTCTGAATTGAGTCAGCCTGTGATAGCTGGAACTGTAAGCTCTACCTTAAACCTAAGTAATGCGGCTAACTTTCCTAACGCGCCTGGTCAATTTATTTTAGACTTTGGAAGAAACAATCAAGAAGGGCCAATCTCCTATACGAGTAGGCCGAACAATTCAACATTACTAATTGACGCATCGTATACATTTGAGGAAGATCATGCTGCAGGGCGTAAAGTCAATTTAATATCCCCTACTCCCAGCATTCCAAGACTGACTGGAGAAGACTACCCTTTCTATGTAACAGGCACTGAGCAAGCCAGAGAAGCGGCTCAGCAGTTGATAAGGGAACTTCTAGCGGCTGGAGTTGTGATAAGATTTCTAGTAGACTTTCCTGAATTTCTTTTTGAGTGTGAGTGTAGAGATTGTGGACCTTCTGAAAGCCCAGATTATAGAGGAGCTTTGTCAGAAAGTGGTCCTTTGGTTTTTTAAGAACAAACCTATACTTTGTGATAAAATATAGTTAAAATAATAAGAATAAGAGGACAATAAATGGCATTATTGCAGAGAACCCGAATACTTCCCCAACAGCGTATTGATTTATCCGATTATCGAAATATCGAGGATTTCGTATGCGCTGATTTTAAAGCCATTCATAAAAACTCATGGTCAAATGAAAACTTTGTAATGCAGGGCTTTGAGGCCACTGGAACAGGTACGACTGAGTTGACCATCGCCCTTCCTGGCTCCTCTGTTCTTGTCGGAGCTGACGATGGCTCCCTTTATATAGGTTCTCCAAGTTTAAGCGACCTAGTCACAGATGCTCTTACTCCAGCTTCAACTAACTACGTAGAAATATTCATAGATCAAGATACTGGTGGAGCTGATAGCCGAGCTTTCTGGGATCAAACTGCTGCCGCTGGTCAAGGTGGAGAGTTCTCTCAGATCGTAGACACCTTTATATTTCAACAGGTTAACTTAAATATCAGTACAGCTAACTTTTCCGCAGACCCTGATAAAGTTGCTATTTGTGAAGTAGACGTAAACGGAGCCGGAGTCATTACCGAAATTCGTGACGCTCGAAACCTATTCTTTCGATTGGGAAGAGCTGGACAGACTGACTATACATTTCCTTGGGCTTCTAGAACTGAACCAGCTAATACTCAGTTCAATGGTGCTGATAAAGATATTAAAAACCTAAAACAAATTCTTGATGCTCTAATGAGTCGCATTATGGAGATCGACGGAGTTGACAATTGGTACATGACTTCTGGAGTCTCTCTTTCTGGAGCCTTTAGAAACGCAGCTTTAAGCGCTGTGACAGCTTTAGGTAACAATGTTGTATGGAGTTGGGACGGGTCAGAACTATCTCTCACTGATGATAACGGTACTCCTGCAGATTCAGATGAGCTTGCAAAGATTGCCTTTTTCGACTCTCTTGCAAATATTCACTTAACACGTATGGACGGCCAAGGTGGATCATCCACTATTCCGTTAGCTGATGGAGAAGTTCTTTGGATAGAATTGCCAAGCCCTTTAGCCGACGTTAATATTGACGATGTAGGACTGACCTCTTCAAATTTTAGAGTCTCTGCTAGAGGGAGCGTACCTTTAGATGAAAATACATATTGGCTAGCTTACCGTCAAGGCACCAACCTTTATATTAGAAATCAAGGAGAACTTGAGCCTGGAGAAACGGCAGAGATTTCCGATAACATTAATGAGAACATTTTAGTTGCAATCGGCCTAGCTACAGAAACAAGTTTACCAAACTACTCCTCTACGAACGCTTACGATCAAAATGATCCAATCATAACAGCCATTTCCAAACTAGATGCCGTAGCCGGAGATCTTGCTTGGAAAACTCCAGTTGCAGATTTGGCCTCCCTTCCATTAGTAGATAATGTTGACGGAGATGTAAGACTTACACTCGACACGAATATAGCGTACAGATGGGATGACGCACAAACTCAATGGATACCAATAACTGGGGCCAACTCTTTAAAACTAATCGGCGGCGGAACTATAATCCATAGTCCTTCAGGAGAATTAAACTTTACTGAGGACATGTATTTAGAAAAGCCTGGTCTGCAATATACGGACAATACCATCCCTATTTCCGAAAGCCCCATATTACTACCTAACGATAAAGATGTTGCTTATGTTGAACCAAACTTAAATCCAGCAAGTCCTCCACCTCCAGCAACTGCTGCAGAGAATACAAGCGTCGGGCCTGGGATAACTACAAATTCTACCATTCAGCATGGGCAAAGTTTCACTCCCTCTCTTAGTGGAAATGTTACTAGCGTAACTTTTAGAACTGGATTTCCTTCTAGTCCTAGTGGTAATATAGTAATGGAAATTTGGTCCTCTAATGCTGGACTACCAGATACTTTGTTAGGCACTTCTGATCCAGTAGATTCTTCTACAGTAGTTGCGCCTAGTACACAATTTAACTTTTCTAGCGCAGTGCCTGTAATTTCTGGTACTCAATACATTGCTCTATTAAACACGGACGCATTAACTAATAGTTTTTCTATAATTTACAATTTGTCAGACGTTTACGCAGGCGGTACTAGAATTAGATCTGCTAATGGCGGATCAACATGGACAATAGAGACAGGTGATTTAGGTTTTAACGTTCAAGTTCAAGGTCCTGCAGTAGGAACTCTTGCGGTAACAGTAGATTCTTTAGAAAACATTCCTCCCACAGCAGCTATAATAGCTAGAAATGATGGTGGAGAAATTATAGTCGGAACCTCTTCAACTAGATTAAAAGTTGGCGAGTCGATGAAACTTTACGACTCCATTACTGACCAATCTAGAGATAAGCTATATGGGCATAAGTCTGGATTCTTTAGATCCAATAGTCCTATTGTTTGGAGCGGAAGCGAACTTACGCTTAACGATGATATAATTTTTGAAACTTTAAAAGAAGACGGCACTGAGCAAGAATATACTATTTCTGCTTCAGCCCCAACTCCACTTCCTAATATTGAGCAATTAACACAACTCGCTTACGGCATAGCGTTTATAGCAAACAATCATATTGCTCAAACTTTTACAGTTCCTGGTGGACAAGATTTTAGTATATTGACCGCTGCCTTTAAAATGAGAAGTCAAGGATCAACTACTGGAACATTTACAGCCGAAATTTGGGGGGTTGATGGCGGAGGACTGCCAGACAGTTCTAATGTACTAGGAGTAAGCAGTACAGTCGTAGATGCATCAACACTACCCTCTACTCCTACTCCTGGTGCTGATACGGCATTTGCTTTCAATGGGGTAACCTTAGCTGCTGGAACACAGTACGCCTTTGTTATAAAAAACGTTGTCCCATTAGCTGGCGATAATTTAGAACTAGGTACCGCAAATTCAGACGTCCTACCTTCAGAAGAATTGGCTTTTGCTCTTGATCCTG